ACAAGCACTGACATCCTTACTTCTACTCGGCCTGTTCGGCTTGCTGCTGATGTAACTTCAAGCACTACTGTATTATCTGATGTAGTAGGCATGTCTTTTGCTATTGGCGCTAGTGACGTCTGGACAATGCAAATGTTTGGTATGTTCGATGCTGATGTTACACCTGATATAAAAGTAGGCTTTACAGGCCCTGCTGGATGTGCAATGACATGGGCGCACACTGGGAATCCATTATTGAATGCTGCTGGCGCGACTCTTTATAATCCACCAGAAACAATCGGTACTGCATGGCAGGGAGCAGGTCAAGGTGCAGGTAGTCCATTAGCTACAACCTTTGCAGGGACTATTGTAAATGGAGTGACTGCAGGTACAATACAACTTCAATATGCTGCAAACGCGGCAGGAAGCTCTACACTTAAAGCAGAAACACATATAATCTTTACGAAAGTGAGTTAACCATGGCTAACAGTAGCAAGAAACAAAACTGGATTAAAGATGCCATCAAGAGGCCAGGAGCCTTTGGTAAAAAAGCTAAAGCTGCTGACATGAGTACAGCTGCCTATGCCAATAAAGTAATGTCTAATAAGAAAGATTTTTCAAAACGTACACAACGTCAAGCAAGTCTTGCAAAGACTTTGATGGGTTTTAAGAAGCGCACGTAATAGACATTGTCTTATCCTTATTAGTGTTACTAATACTTATCGGGAATGGTAAGTGGATAAGGGAGTTTTTGTATGGCAAGACTAGCATTTCGTGGCAAAGTAGACAGCTTAAATCGTTACAAAGGATGGCCCGTTACGGGCACGATATCAAGCAGGTTTGGCGTTGTGCGCGAGACTTTATCAAAAGGTAAGGGGCATTCTGGCCTAGATCTGGCTGCTCCTATTGGCACACCTGTATACGCACCTATGGATGGAGTAGTTAATGATGTATTTACGACCGAAGAAACAGTCGCGTGGAGAAAAAATGTGGCGGCTATCTTTGGTAACTCTGTTTTCTTGCGTCACTCTGATAGCGACGGGAGTCTTCTTGGCTACACTTTATACGCTCATTTTGATTCCGCGCCAAGTGTCTCGCGTTCTGAATCCGTCGAAGGCGGAGACCAAATTGGAGTCATAGGAAGCACAGGTCAATCTACTGGACCACATCTTCATTGGGGCTGCACAATTATGGACAACCCTTACTTTTCTAGAGCCAAAGGTTTAAACGATCCACTTAATTTCTTAGTGTCTGAATCTGTTAGTGAACCTGCAGAAGATTATGTGTTGCCTGATTCTCAAGAAATTGACGAGCAACAGAAAAAAGCTAATGACATGATGGATGCTGCACAGAGCATGTTGAATGACATTATTGATACACTACAAGGCAAAGAAGAAGATATGGAGTAACTATGCCTAAAGTTAAAACAAAAAGTGGCAAAACAAAGCACTATTCATACACCCCAAAAGGAATGAAAGCTGCTAAAAGTGCTGCCAAAAAAGCAGGTACTAAAGTACAGACTAAAAGGAGATATTAATGCCTGAAGAATATAGAGATATTTTGGAACGTGCTGCGTCAACAGCTGTCCAGGCTGCGGTCGGAGTAACAGCAGGTATGAGCATAGCTGATATTGACATGGACGCTATGGCGCTAATTGCTACAGTAGTAGTGAGTGCTTTTGCTAGTGTTGTTAAGTCTGGCGTAGCTCAAAAGTTAGTAGGAGATGATACAGCTAGTTTGGTTACTCTAAAACGAGACCCAAAAACTGGCAGATTTATGTCCGCAAAGAAGGGTAAAAAATAATGGATCGAATGGAACGTAGTTTAAATATAAAAGCAGTAGCTGAAGCAACGCTTGTTTCTGAAGAAGCAGCTTCTGAAGTTGAAGAAAAAGTAGTTGAAAAACCAGTTGCTAAAAAGAAATCCTCTGCGAAGAAAAAATCTTCGTAATTTAAATGTCAGACGAAGCTGAGAAAGATCAGAAATCTTCTAGTGGTGGTACTACTATCACTGGAGTTCAGCTTCTAGTCGGGGTTATCTTTGTACCTGTCGTAATGGTATGGCTCGCGTTGGGAGCTAGAATCATATGGTCAGCTACAGGAAACCCCGAAACTCTCGACCAAATTGAAGGATTATTAACGGCCCTTGCGGTGCTGTCGTTACCTGTATCGATGGGATTGGGTAAATTATTTGAAGCTTTCAGTAACGAAATCGAAGTTAGAAAGCGAGATGATTAATGTACGAATACAAAGTAACCCTAGACAGGATCGTCGATGGCGACACCATAGATGTAAATGTGGACTTGGGCTTTACGGTATGGCTTTCTAAGCAAAGAGTGAGATTGTATGGCTTGGATACGTGGGAAAGCAGAACTAGAAACCTTGAAGTAAAAGCAAAGGGACTACTGGCTAAAGAGTTTACCAAAACTATGGTCTCTGAGGCTAAAGAAATAATCTTAATAAGTCATGGCAAAGGTAAGTATGGAAGAATACTTGGTGAGTTAATTTGTGATGGCGTAAATTTAAATGACGCACTTATTGAACATGGTCATGCAGTGAAGTATTACGGTGGAACTAAAACTTTAAAGAGTTAGGTGCGACTAGGGAGATGACTAGGAAGCATACCGGGAAAGGACCGGATTCCCTAGTCACACCATTTATTGACTGCTGCGATGGAGGGTATAGCGTCAATAGTCTCCACTGTATCATATGTAGTCTGGTGTAGTCTCCAGTAGTCATACGTATCACTAGCGTAATTTTCAGGATGTAATACATTTATATTAGGAATAAAATCACCACCCTTACCACAGGTAGCTACATCCCATAGGGCTTCAAAGAACCTGTCGTCTGATACCCACACACCATTTTCTATATGAGAGCTACCGTTTATAAAGCCACGCCATTCAGTTTTATGCAACGCTACGCGCAGTTCGTACTTAGTCATAAGCGTTACGTGACGAGCAGGGTTAATAGTAATAACGACATCTTTGACTGCTCTAGCGGTTATACCTACAGGAGTTACTGTGGGTGGTGGTGCAAGAATTGGTGGCACAGCTGTAGCTACATCAATCCGCTCAATATAACTATCGTTATCTAACGCAACAGGAAAAAATGCAATCACAGCTAGTACAAAGCCTAACAATAAGGCTCTATACACTACTGAACTTTAACAGGTTGCTCTACGTTTCCAGTTGAAGTAAGAGATTGTATTTTTGTAGTCGCTGTAATAACAAAGTCTGCAGAGTTTATGCCTGACCCTGAGCCTATGACACTAGACTGAATAGTCAGCTTGCCCGCTTTTACGTAATCTATGTTAATGCCCGCGCCAAACGCTTTTATGTTAGACAAGGTAAGCGTCCTGCATTGTGAGCTTGCAGTAATAGTAGAAATAATAATTCTATCGTAATCGCCGTTAGAAACAGCAGGAACTTTTACAGTTCCACGATCTGATTGCACGACTATGTCTAGCACTGCGTTGTCTAATGTAGGTGACACGCTTAATCCGTCAGCTATATTGTTAGTCAGAACTAGCTCGTATATCTCGCTGTTTTCTAATGACAAAGCTGTAGCTACTACGTTTGAAATAATAATTTCATCACATTCAAGCCATTTACCACTTGCTCCAATTAGTTGAATAGCATCAGATAATCCAGAAGCTTTACCAATATCAAGATTAGATATCGTGATGTCTCCTGCTCGTGCGCCTGACATATTAAGTTGCAAGGTCATAGTCTGTAGCTTACGTACATCAGCAGGAGTTTGGTCGTTAAGAAACTGACTCCAATCCTGACCTACTTTAACTGACTTGTCTGGTTGTACGTATGAGGCTTCATACAATGCTGGTTCAGGCCAGATTGGTGCAGCTTGTAACCCTTGCACTGCCGAGAAAATAGCAATCGTCATTACCACCAGTCCAACAGCTAGCCCAAATGTACCAACCTTCCATACGCCACCTACAACACGCAATCCTTTAATAGATGGGATGCGTAAATTAAAAGAACGTTTGCCTTTCATTGCAGGCAATCCGATGTTTACACCAGGGGTGCGCCAGGCTGGAATATTTAATTTTATTCGCGGCAGTCGAACATCTGGTATTACAAATAATACTTTTTTAAAAAAAGATTTTTTATGCGGTGGTTTTTGTGGAGTAGAATTCGACGAGTTCTTCGATGTCTTCTGGGTGTGTTGTGGTTCCATTGGGCAATTCCTTTATCTTAAAACCATGCTCATGAATGAGATCGCTAAAGCCATCTATCTCATCCATCCATTCTTCGAGTATACATTCACAATCATAAAAATGTTCGTCATGGTAGACGCACCACCAGTCTTCGCACATTTCGCAACGAATTTCGGTTGCGTCTTCGTACTCAACTAAACGGTTAATCGGCTTACCATCTGGGGAAACTAAAAAATTGGGCAAAATAAAATCCTCTCTTTCAAGAGGATCTTACTATATATTACTGTGGGAAGTGATGAATAGGAAAAACAACAACGAAACCTAATCACCACTATCCCACTTAGAAATAGGAAGCACCGGAACAGGAGTGCTTCTGACGATTATATC